TATTGAAAATCAATATAATGAATTTAAAAAAAGAGAATCAGTATTGAATGATAGTATTAGATTAAAACAACAGGAAATAGTTGAATTAAATAGACTAAATGATTCTTTATCACTACAAATGGTAGATAATAATAAAAAAATAAAATTAAATTATAATAAGTATCAAAATGAACTTAAAAAGGATAAGAACATTAATAGTATTAAATCTGCTAATTATATTGTGGATTCCATCTTACGCTCAAAAGGTATTAGATAATAATAGTATTTCATTAACTCTTAATGAGATACAATATTTCATATTACAAGATACAAAAGAACATTTTTTTGAAACTGAAGATTCTTTAATTACTATTAATTATAATATTTGTCAAAAGCAACTATCCAATGACACCCTAATAATTAGAGATCAAAATATTATTATTGATTCTCAATCAGTATTTATTAAGGATCAAGATGAATTTTTAAAATCAAATGTAAGAGAAATAAGAAATTTAGAAAAGAAGAATAAAATAAAAACAAAATTAATTATAACAGAAACATTTATTATTATAGGAATAATATTATTTAATATAATAATTTAAAATAAGTTGTAAATTACAAAAATAATGAGTATATTTAAAGGTCAAATTTATGACCTTTTTTTATTTAAAACTAAACTAAAATGAGTATTACATTAAATCATATGGTATATGATATTTTGGAGATTGCTTCTTCTGGAGGATTACCTTCTGAATTCAAAATACCAACTCAACAAATTGCCTATTGGGTTGAGCAAACAAGATCAATATTAATATCTCAAAGTTTAAACAAACATGATGATATTAATGATTCTTGGATTTCTTATATCCCATGTGTAGAATTAGAGCAAGTAGATGCTTCAGAATGTTGCACGGTAGATAGTGGTTGTTATTTATTAAAATCTAAACTGAGACTTCCCTCAACTATAGATTCTTGGAGAGATAATTGGTTAGTTTCTGTTAGTACAATTGACGGAAATATGATTTCTAAATCAAATCCAATTAAATCTAAATATCAACAATATAATAAATATACAGGAAATAAAAGAGGCTGGTATGTTAAAAATGATTATTTGTATATTTCAAATGACCAATTTTTAGAAGTAGTAGAAGTTGCTGGATTATTTGAAACTCCTTCAGATTTAAAAAGATTTGCAGATTGTTCTGGTAATTTATGCTTTACAGATGACAGTCCATATCCAGTTTCATTAACATTAGCTACACAAATAACTGATATTATATTAAAGACAAAAGTTGCTCCATTTATGACATTTGACATGAAAAATACTAATAATCTAGATGGATCTACAAATAAGCAAAAAGCAGAGGAAAAACAAGCTAATTCTTAATGAGAAAGAGAACAAAAGGAAAAAAGCCAAGTGATATTAATTTAAGAGATTTTTACAATTATTATAAAGCTAAACATAAAGAAAAACCAATTTCTTATAAAGAATATTCCAAAATAATTAAAGAATGTAATTTAGAAATATTAGATCAAGTAGTTAATAATTCTAATGAATTTGAAATTCCTTATAGATTGGGAATGTTACAAATAATTAAAAATGAAATGTCTTATAATAAACAAAAGAAATATTGGGCTGTTGATTATAAAAGAACAAAAGAAAATGGATTTGTAATATATTTTGACCAGAAATATACATATCAATGGTATTGGAATAAGAGGAATGCAATTATAATAGGCAAAACAAGATATAAATTTATTCCTTGTAGAAAAGCTAAAAGAACAATTGCTCCAGCAATAAATATTAAAAAAGTAGATTTTTTTAAACTTAAATAAAATGATAAGTGGATATATTAGTATCAATAGAATAATAGCTAAAGTATATCGCAGTTTAGATATAAACTATGAAATACCTGTTAATGATATGGTTGAGTTTGCAGCAGAAGCATTAGAGTTAATTGGAGTATATGGCCAATATGATGAAATAACTGATTGTATTACATTAGCTAATGGAAAAGCTAAATTACCATGTGGTTTTCATAAACTAATTGATATTAATTATAAACAACAACCTTTATATTGGGCTAGTCAAAGTGCAGCAAATAATTATGCTTGTCATTCATGTCAAGTTCCTATTTGTAAAGGAGATAATTGTGGTAATACATTTTATTTAAATGATAGTTATTTAATAACAAATATTAATAATGGAATTGATAGTAATCTACCAGATGAAGATAAAAGTGTTTGTATTAATTATTTAGGAATACATTTAGATGAAGATGGATTTCCAATGATCCCAGATGATATATATTATCAGAAAGCAATTGAATCTTTTATAATTCATATGATTGATTATAGAGAATGGAGAAAAGGAAAAATAACAGATAAAGTTAAAGATGCTTCAGAAGCAAATTGGTTATTTTATGTTAATAGTGCTAGAGGTAGTGGTAATATGCCTAATACAGCACAATTAGAAAATCTTACAAGTATTATGACTAGGTTAATGCCTATGCGTAGGGAATATTCTAAAAATTTTAGAAATATGCCAAGAAGAGAAAATTTAAATATTTAATATGAAATCTACTACAAACTTTTTAGGAGGTTTAGATGCTGATAGAAATCAACTTGTTAATAAACCTAATACATATACTAACGCTTTAAATGTTGATATTATATTAGATGAAATTAATGGTTCTATTGTATTAACTAATTCTAAAGGAAATAAGTTACAATCAACTATTCCTACATCATTTCCAATTCATAATTGGAGTGTTATAAAGATAAATGCAAATAACACTATTACTATAAATAATGTATCTACAATATTTCCTAGTACAACTGGATCAACTAATTTTGATCTATATACTTTTATTATCACTAATTATGCTTCATTAATTACCAGTAATTTAATTTCTGTTTTTTATGATGATAATAGAGTGGTTATAGTTGAAAAATCTGCATTATTATTAACTACTGTAAGTGGTACAGGATTAAGAATAAATTCTAATTTAGAGATTCCATTAACCACCATACAAAAACCAATTGGTTATGGTATAATAAATAGAGAAATATATATATTTACAACATCATGTGATGATATTGATCCTAAAACTACAGGAAATGGTTATGGATTTATATGGAGATTTTCATATGATACTGAATCTTTTGATCCATTATCAGCATCTTTTCAATTAATATATGCTGCTAATTTAAATTGGTCAACATATTGGAATTTTCCACAAACAGGTATAGTAACAAGATATGAAACTGATGCTATAAGAAAAATATGGTTTACTGACTTTTATAATCCTTTAAGATCAATTAATGTTGCTGATCCTAATGTGATGACACAAAATCCAGAAATACTTTCTATTTCTCCAAATGTATTAATTTATAAACCTATATTTGTTAGTTTATTAGATGGTGGAACAAATGCTTTACATAGTGGTGTATATCAATCTTATTATAAATTAACTAAAAATCTTTCTAAAGATAGTGTTAATTCTGAAATAAGTAATTTAGTTAGTGTTGGAGCTACAGCAATGTCATCCAGTTTTCAAGGTTATGTAGGAGATACAAGTAGTACACCAAAAATAATAACATGGCAAGTTGATAATATTGATATTAATTTTGATAACATAGAATTTTATGTTGTTATAAGAGAAACAGATGATTTTGGTGTAAATAGAAGATCTGTTAGAGTAGATACTAAGTCCATAAATAATCAATCTTCAATCACTTTTTCTGTAGATCAATCAGCTATTGTAAATGGTATAATAATAACAGATTCACAAGCCTCTGTACAACAATATAATGGATTTACACATTGTAAGACAATTGCTGAAAAAGATAATTTATTAATTGCTGCAAACTTAAAGAATGAATTAGTTAATACATTAGATAATTTTGATGCTAGAGCATTCAGATCTTTTTCTCCAAATTCTCAAGATATAAGACTTACAAATAATAATATAAATTCATCATACACACTAGCTGCTGCTTCTGCATTACCACAAACTTCTGATTGTATTAATGATTATACAAGTGGTAATGCTTGCTATTATAAACCCAACACTAATGTATTAGGAGGAGCTGGACCAAATGTATCATATACATTTATAACAGAACAAATAAATGTTGATGGAGGTGTAACTAATTCAGCAGCATTTGCTCCTTGGTTTATAGCCTATCCAGAAAATGTTTCTCAAAATTTATTAGTAAAAAGTCCAATAGATTATCAACGTTATTCAAATGGTAATGGCTCTACATTTTATAGTACTTATAAAAATCCTCAATATTCTGGATTATTAAAAGGATATATGAGAGGAGAAGTTTACAGATTTGGTATTCAATTTTTTACAAAATCTATGCAACCTTTATTTGTTAAATGGATAGGTGATATTAAATTTCCAGATCATTTTCAATCAAATCCAACAAGTCCTTCAGGAGATTTTAGAACATTAACATTAACTACAAGTAGCACTGGAGCATTACAAGCACAAACAAGAACACTAGGTATATTATTTTCTATATCAGGACTAGATCAAATTTCTGATAGTATTGGAGGATATTCAATAGTAAGGGTACAGAGAAAATATGCTGATAGAACAATTATTAATCAAGGTTTTATTAATTCTGCTATACAAAGATCAAACAGTTTAGTTGCTGATTTGGGAATAAATATACAAAATTTAGCAGGTTCTCCAATAAATAAATTTTTTATACATTATCCAAGAGTTGGAAGAAGTGGAAAAACTATTGATACATCAATGAAATTAAAAACTGTACAACAATTAAGTTTAACTAATTCTGTACATTATACTGGTCCAAGTAGTAGTGACCAATATACATTTAAATATTATGGTATATCTTCACCACCAAGTTATAATATAGCAAATCCAATAATTCAATCAACTCTTTTATCAGGACAAGAAAGTTATCCAAATTCAGAAATAAACACATCAAGTGGTCTATCTATAAATAATAGAACAATTAATTATTCTGATCCAAATGTTGCCCAAGATAATTTTGGTCAATATGCTTATTTTATAGAAACTCAAAATAGTTTAGCAAGTGTTGGAAATAGTTCAATTATAATATCTAATATTGTTATTGATAATCCTGGACAATATGGAGGAAGAACATATTCAGATAGATCTGAAAATACATATATATCATGTGGGCATTTTAGACCAATTCCATTAGGTATAATTGCTGATCCAATAGAAACTCCAGAAGTATTTGGAGGAGATATATTTGTTTGTTTATATGATTCTCTCACTTATAGAAAAAATTGGGGAAATTCAACAGGATATATAAGAGGAATTATACATACAGTACCATTAGAAACTGATATAAATATTGATTTATTACCTGGTGATAGAGCCAATAATACTTATACATTAGATGCTAATAACAATGAAGCTGATATTATAGAATCAGGAAATTATTTTACTGTATATTCAGCAGAAGATAACCTTAGAAGTTATTTTCCTCCCCCATCAACTTTCTTTCAAGTGGATAAATGGATTAATAGATTTGCTGCTTCAAATGTCAAGATTAATGGAGAATTAGTTGATAATTGGAGTGTTTTTCCTATTGGAGATGTATGGGATGCTGATGGTCAATATGGAGAAATAAATGGAATTATAAATCATGATAGTAAAATGTTTTTCTGGCAAGATAGAGCATTTGGTATATTACAAGTTAATCCTAGAGTGTTCATTGGAGATTTAAATAATCCTGATGTGGACTCTCAAATTCAATTAGGATTTGGTAATAAGTTACAAAGACATGATTATATTTCTAATACTAGTGGAACTAGACATCAAGGAAGTATTTTAAATACTAAATCTGGATTATTCTGGATGGATACAAATCTAAAGAAACTAATGAATTTCCAAAATACTAAAGATGGATCTTCAATGGCTCCTATATCAGATGTTAAAGGATTATATGCTTATTTAATCAAGAACTTTAAACATGATTTAATAGATAAAGCTTGTTGGGATGTCAATCCTAATGGATTAAGTGGTATATCAGCAATTTATGATGTACTTAGAGATAAAATTTATTATACAGTACATAATGGATTAGTAAATGGAATTCAAAGTTCATTTACTATTACTTATAGTAATTTAACTGGTACATTTGTTTCTTTCAAATCATTTGTTCCAAAACTATATATATCAGATTATACAAATGTATTTACATTTGATGACATTCAAACTATTTATGTAAATGAGAAAGGAAATTATAATGAATTTTATGGAGTAAAACAACCATCAACTATAAAATATATAGTTAATGATTCTCCAAATGAAACTAAAGTATTTGATAATCTTGAAATAATTACACAATCGGTTAATGAAAATAATCCAAATATTAACAATAATGATGATACTTGGAAGAAAATAAGAGTTACAAATGACTATCAGAATACTGATTGGATAGATTTAATAGTAGATAATAATATTAGAAGACCAGAAAGAATATGGAAGTTAGATATTCCTAGAAATAGGGTATTATATACAACTTCTAATAGTCCTGATATTATGATAGATATATCAGCAACAAGAAAATTATTTGGTGAAAGAATGAGAGATAAATACATTAATATTGAATTACAATATAATAATCCAAATAGTAATTTATTAAAAACAAGTCTTATAACAACAGAATTTAGACAATCTCCTAGATAATAAATAAAATTATACTTATAATTAAATAAATTATATTATAACAATTTATAATGTAATTAAGTTGCAAAATTCAAAAATTAAACGTATATTTATAATAGATAGATATATGTAAAGAAAACATATAACAATTAAAATTATGAAGAAACCAAAGTTAAAAGCAAAAACAGAAATTTATCCATATGGAGGAGCATTAAATGGTGCAATCTCTGGTGCTGGAATTGGAATGGAATTTGGACCTTGGGGAGCATTAGCAGGTGCTGGAATTGGTGCTGGTTTAGGTTATTTACAAGAACAAAAACAAAACCAGCAGGATAAAGATTATTTAAATCAACAAAATTTAAATAAAATAAATAGCACACAAATAAATAATATGAGAAATTCTCCATTAGTTGAAGGTGCTCCACAAGCAGCTTATAAAAATGGTGGAATTCATATTAAACCTTCACATAAAGGTAGATTTACTGCTTATAAACAAAGAACAGGTAAAACTACAGAAGAGGCACTACATTCTAAAAATCCTCATGTAAGACAAATGGCTAATTTTGCTAGGAATGCGGCTAAATGGAAACATGAAGATGGTGGAATACATCAAGATTTTTTAAATGATGCTGAAGTATATAATTATAATAATGGAGGAGTTCAAGGATTTACATTAACTCCAAGTGATTATTTTCCTAATGGTGGAACTAAACAAAAATATGTAACTCCATTAGCTAATTTAAATAATTTTTATCCTCCAATAAAGAAACAAATAATAGCTCCAACTTCTAAAAAATATAATTATGGTGGTTATCATATTCCAAAAGGAGTTTATGCTAATGGAGGAATGTCAATAGATAATGAAAATCCTAATGCTGAAATTGAAAATGAAGAATTAATGAGATCACCAAATGGTTCTACAATGCAAGTGGATGGAAATTCTCATGCACAAGGAGGTATTCCTGTTAATATTCCAAATGGTACACAAATTTATTCTGATAGACTTAAAGATCCAGAATCAAAGAAAACTTTTGCTAAATTGGCAGAAAAATATAAAGTGAATAAAGAAGAAAAAGTTTTAGATAATAAAAAATCTTCTTCATTAGCAAGATCAACAGCAGAATTAAATATGCAATTAAAACAACAAAAACTTAGTGAAATATTTAATAAACAAGAATTATTAAAAAAATCAAAAGTAAATGAATATGCAAAAAAACTTGGAGTTGATATATCTAAACTAAATATTAATAATGAAGATAGTGGTTCTCATTATCAAAGACCAGAAGATCATCCAGAAGAAATACAATATGCTTATGGTGGAATGAAATATCCATCTGGTGGTATAATAGATGATTATCCATTAGATGAAGTGGATACAACATCTGATATTATTCAATCAGGATTTGATAGAGAATATAGTAAATTACCAAGTCAACAACCAAGTATGAGAGCAAAACCAAGTTGGCAAGATGCAGCTATAATGGCTGGAAACTTATTAGGCCCTACATATGCTTTAGCTACTAATAAAGCACCTGAAACTTATGATATAGCTAAACCTGAATTTAAACAATATAATCCATCAAATGCTTTACAAATAGCAGATCAGGAGAATAGAATGTTGAGAGAACAAGCAAGAGTTAATTCTGGTGGAAATTCTAGTGCTTATTTGAGTTCATTAGCTGGATTACAATCAAATTTAACTAGAAATAAAGCAGGTATTCAACAACAATATGACCAAATGAATACCTCCACTTATAATCAAGCACAATTACCAATTGCTCAAATGCAAACTCAAAGAAATATTGATAGACAGCATGATGTTACAGCAAATAGAGATTTTAAAACAGGTAATGTTGGACAAATTGGTACTGTTGTTGCTCAAGGAGCTTTAGGTAATAAAGCAACACAACAAGATATGGATTATTTAAATTGGTTAAATCAACAATATCCAGTATTAAGAAATAAATATAATACATCATCTAATAGATAATTAAATATGGCTGATCGCTGGTCTAGAGTCTACGAAAGACCTATAGTAAGTTCTTATGTTCCATTACCATTGGAAAATATAGAAAATAACTATAGAAGACAACAACATGAATATGATAAAGGTATTGAAGATATACAAGATGCACAATCACTAATAAAAGTGAATGCTGATCCATTACATACTCCTCATAGAAATAAATTAATTCAAGATTACAATAATCAAATTAGTCAATTAGCTGATGAATATATTAAAACTGGAGGAAGTCCTGAAACAAAATATAAAGTACATAATTTAAAAAGACAATTTGCTAATGATCCTAATAGATTACAATTAGAATCAAATTATCAAAATTATTTACAATACCAGAAAGATAAAGAAGAAAGATATTCTAAAGGAGAATATGATCCTCTTTCTAAAGAATATGATCCTTATAAATATATTCAACCAAAAGAAGATAGAGTAACACCTTTTAGTTATACTGGAATGAAAGGTGTACAAAAGCATTATCCTGTTATTCAAGATATGATGAAGGGAATAAAACCTTCTGGTACTAGTAAAGAATGGTATGATATTGATGAAAGTGGTAATGTTATTGGCAAAAAAGCTGGTTGGGAACAAGTAGCAAGACAAGATGTAGATAGAGTGGCTGCTGCTAAAGTACCATTATTTTTACAGCATCAAGATTCTCAATATTTCAAAGATAAATTTTTAGCATCACATCCAAATGCAACACAACAAGATTTAAGTTTGGCTGCTTTTGATAATTTAAAAAGAGAAGGAGAAAATCAAATATTTGCTAATACTAAATCTGCAAAAGATTTTCAATATGCTCCAGAATATATTGGAAATAAAAAATCTGAAGCTGAAATATTAGGTACATCAACACAATCTGAAGCTTTAACTGGAGATCTTATTGAAGATAAATCTAAAGATATACAATTTGATGAAAAAGGTAATTTAAAACCTGTAAAAACAACTGCATATACAAGTGAAGCCACTCCATATGGATCTTCAATTCCTGGAATGAGTCCTGGAGTAAGAGTTACACCAAAAGGAGAATCTAAAATTGATATTAATAAAACAATAGAAAATGAAAACTTCATTAAAAGTTTAGATGAAAATCATCCAGAATTAAGAGATTTAAAACCTAAAGAGAAAGTTGAAGCTTATAGAAAAGCAATTAAATCTCAATCAGAAGAATCAATACCTTTAATTAGTATGTCAAATGTTGCTAAAAAGAATATAGGAGAAGCCCTTGTAAATAATAAGTTACAAAGAAACTTCTATTTATATGATGATAAAGGTAAAACTTTAGATGGTACTTTCAAAACTGTATTAGAAGAATTAGATATACCAGAAGAAGAATTTGATAAACAGTTAGAAAAAGGAATAAGTGGATATACACAAGCTGGACCAGTTGCTGGAAGTTATTATATTGAAGTAAAAAATAGTGATGGAGAAACAAGAAGAGTTATGATTTCTCCAGATGAAGAAGCTAAAACAATTTTTAGAACTTCTCAAGCAATCAATGAAGCTAGAAAATCATTTACTCCTACAACAATAACCCCATTTGAATCAAGACCAGATGTTAAGATTGCCGTTATTCCACAAATTAAAAAAGATGGTAAAGTATCTACTAGATATGTTAAATATATAGCAGATGAAAATGGAAATCCTATACAATCAGAAGAAACAACTTTAGATGAGATTAGAAAAGCAGAAAAAGAAGTCTATAAAAATTCTGGTTATTTAGGTAGTGAAACAACAGTGTTAAAACCACATACAACTCAATAGAATGGGAAGACTTGATTTAAGAAAATTAATACAAGAAAATAAGAAGGCTACAGAACAACCAACACAAACATCAAATTTATCTTTACATAGTTTAATAAATGAGGAATTACAAAAAACTCATCAAAGTAGAGATATTCAATTAGGTCAATATGGTGTTGGAGAATCTAAATATGATGAAGGTGTAACACCTGAAAATGTAGGTCAGTTAGGTGAAATTAGGGCACAAAGACAACCATTAACAGATAAATGGGCTAATGGTATAACTAAAGCAGCAGGAATTGCTGGAAGTTCTATATTAGAAAATACTGGAGGGTTATTATATGGTATTGGTTCTG